CAAGGTATGAACAACAACTTCTATGAGCTTTATCTTCACGCACAAAGTGCAGAGGATTGGTTTCAGTATAAAGCAAAAGCATCAGATACAAATATCGTAGACCCAGATGAACTAGATAAGGCTAAGCAAGTGATGGGAGATAACAAGTTCAAGCAAGAGTTTGAGTGTGATTGGATTGCAAACATTGAGGGTGCAATCTATGGGACACAAATCGCAGAGATGGAAAACAAACGCCAGATTGCTCGTGTACCTTACGATCCTTCCTTGCCAGTCTTTACTTCATGGGATCTGGGAGTATCCGATCATACTGCAATTATCTTTTGGCAGCAATTAGGTAGAAGCATTAATGTCATAGACTACATAGAAGAACGTGGTCAGGGTTTACCTTTTTTTGTACAGCTCGTAAAAGAAAAAGATTATGTCTATCAAGATCATTATGCTCCGCATGATATAGAAGTTACTGATTTTGGTAATGGTAAAACTCGTAGAGAGGTCGCCTATCAATTAGGAATAAGGTTTAAAGTTGTTCCAAAAATTCCACTAGAAGATGGAATACACGCAACCAGTATGTTGTTGCCTAGATGCTGGATAGATGTAGATCATTGCAAAAAACTAATAGATGCGTTAAGACATTATCACAGGAAGTATATTGATAAAAACAGAATGTTTAGATCAAAGCCTGTACATGATTGGAGTAGTCATGCGTGTGATGCTATGAGGTATCTTGCTGTAGGACTACAAGAACTTAACACTAGACAAGTTGCACCTCAAAGTGTAGCAGATAATAGTTACAATATATTATAAATTATGGGATCATTATTTTCACCTAAAATGCCACCGCTACCTCCAGTGCAACCCGCACCAGAGCCACCATCAGCAGAACTTTCCGCTGAAGAAAAAGAAAGAATTGCATCTGAACAAGCAGGAGTAGAACGAAGAAGAAGAGGAAGAAAATCAACAATATTAACTGGACCACTTGGAGTTGAAGAAGAAGCAGAAGTGGGAAGAAAAACTTTACTAGGAGAATAATATGGGAGGAGTCATTAGAAGAGTAGCACCACCATCACCACCACCACCACCGCCTACACCTACACCAATTATGCCATCTCCTACACAAGCAGAAGTTTCACAAGCAACTGCAATGGATCAATCAGGATATGGTACAGATATAAAAACAAAACGAAGAGGAAGATCAGCTACAATTTTAACTTCATCTACTGGTGTTCAAGGAGAACCAACTTTAGGTAAACAAAGTTTATTAGGATCATAATGGCACAAACAGATTTAACAAAAGCATTACTCAAACGATATGATCGTTTAAAATCTCAAAGACAAAATTGGGAAACGCATTGGCAAGAAGTTGCAGATTATATGCAACCAAGAAAAGCAGATGTAACTAAAACAAGATCAAGAGGTGATAAAAGAACTGAACTTATTTTTGATAGTTCTCCAATTCAAGCCGTAGAACTTTTAGCGGCATCACTTCATGGGATGCTAACCAATCCTTCTACCCCTTGGTTTTCTTTACGCTTCAAAGAAGAAGATATAGAATTTGAAGATGAAGCAAAAGAATGGTTAGAGTCTGCAACAGAACAAATGTATATTGCATTTGGAAGATCAAACTTTCAACAAGAGATATTTGAACTTTACCACGACCTAATTACTTTTGGTACAGCAGCAATGTTTATTGAAGAGGATGAAGAAGATATTTTAAAATTTTCAACAAGACACATCAATGAAGTTTACATTGCAGAAAATGATAAAGGTAGAGTAGATACTATATTCAGAAAATTTAAAATGTCTGCAAGAGCAGCAATACAAAAGTTTGGAACTAATGTAGATTTTGAAAGTATACAAAAAAAGAATCCATACGAAGAAGTAGATATTATTCACGCAATCTATCCAAGAGATGATTTTGATGTAACCAAACAAGATAAAAAGAATATGCCTTTTGAATCAGTATACATGACAGGTAAAGGTGAAGAGTTATCAGTGTCTGGGTTCAGAGAGTTTCCATTTGTAATTCCAAGATACTTAAAAGCATCACATGAAATTTATGGAAGATCCCCTGCAATGACAGCTTTACCTGATGTTAAGATGTTAAATGAAATGTCAAAGACAACGATTAAAGCCGCACAGAAACAAGTCGATCCCCCTTTACTTGTTCCTGATGACGGATTTATTTTACCTGTAAGAACAGTTCCTGGTGGACTTAACTTCTACAGATCAGGCACAAGAGATAGAATAGAGCCTTTAAATATCGGTGCGAATAATCCACTTGGATTAAATATGGAAGAGCAAAGACGAAACGCAATTCGTAATGTATTCTATGTCAATCAGCTAATGATGCAACAAGGTCCACAAATGACAGCAACTGAAGTGATACAAAGAAACGAAGAGAAGATGAGACTTCTAGGACCAGTGTTAGGAAGATTACAATCTGAATTACTTAAACCTTTAATTGATAGAGCATTTAATATTCTCTTGAGAAAAAATATATTTAAACCTGCACCAGAATTTTTAGCAGGTAAAGATGTAGAGATTGAATATGTTTCTCCTCTTGCCAAAGCTCAAAAGTCCACAGAGTTACAATCTATTATGCGTGGTATTGAAATCATGGGATCTATTGCAAATGTTGCACCAGTATTTGATTATGTAAACTTTGATAAACTGGTTAGACATTTAATGGATATTGTGGGTGTACCACAAAAAGTTTTAAAACCACAATCTCAAGTGAACGCTGAAAGACAACAAAAAGAACAACAGCAACAAGAGATGCAACAAATGCAACAACTACAACAAGTCGCTGAAGCTGGAGGAAAAATAGCACCACTAGCAAAAGCACTACCAGATGAGGCTAGAGCTTTAGCAAATGCTGAAGCTGAATAATGATTAAAGAAATAAAACAACTAAGAGAAATATATAAAATAGTTTTTGGATCTGACCCAGGCAAACGTGTCATGGAAGATCTTGAAAAAAGATGCCACTATCATTCTACAACCAATGTTAAGGGAGATAGCCATGAAAGTGCATATATGGAAGGACAACGCAGCGTTCTTCTATTTATAAAATCAATGCTGCAAAAGGAAAATGAAAATGTCAAACGAGCAGATAACGGAGAATAATACTTCGCCTGTAGACACAACACCACAACCAGAAACATCTACAGAAACAACAGCAACAGATACATTAGTATCATCAACAACCGACAACACAGTACAAACCGCAAAGTCTTGGAAAGAAACCATTTCTGAAGAATTTAGAAATGATCCAAACATTTCAAAGTTTACCGAGATAGATGCGTTAGCAAAATCATATATTAACGCAACACGAATGATTGGTTCAGATAAAGTAATTATTCCAAACAATAATTCTACTGACGATCAATGGAATGAAGTCTATGATAAACTTGGAAGACCTGAGTCTTCTGATAAATATAAACTTGATTTTAAATCAGAGGTTACACCTATAGATGAAAACGCAATCAAAGCATTTGCAGACGTAGCTCACAAAACAGGTTTGAATGAAAAACAAGCTCAGTCAATTTTAGATTTCTATAAACAGAACTCTGAAAATACTGCACAACAATTAAAGATAGATACTGAAACTGCACAAGCTAAATCTCAACAATTGTTAAGACAAGAGTGGGGTAAACAGTATGATGAAAATATTAATAAAGCCGCAGCAATTGCAAAAGCAAATATGCCTAGTGATGTATTAGATATGCAATTGAAAGATGGAACAAGACTTGGAGATCATCCAGATGTCATCAAAGGTTTTTCTAAGATTGCTGGACTTTTATCTGAAGACAAAGTGATTACCACAGAGTCTGAATCTGTAGATCAAGGTAGAGATCTTGAAGGTGAAATATCTAAAATTATAAATGATAGATCAGGACCTTACTGGAACAAAGGTCATCCAGATCACGATAAACTTGTACAACAAGTCTACACTATGAGAGAGATGATAAATGGCGGAAAGTAATCATTTATCAGATAAAGAGCTTAGATTAGAAATCTTGCGATTGGTTAAGGAATGTGGTTCAGAATTTCAAAAAAAAATCCCTTGCCAATCGCTGACGAATATTATAACTGGGTTAATAGGCGTGGGACAATTCGTAAGAACCCCACTGGCAAGAAGGAATAGACTTCTAGTCTAAAAGACTTTAAATCCAAGAGATGCCTATCAATTTTGATGGAGAACCTTTCTGATTGTTTTAAAAAATAAACTATAACAAATGGAGAGACAAATATGTCAATCAACGTAACAACAGCTTTTGTACAGCAGTATTCTGCTAACATACAATTGCTTTCTCAACAAATGGGATCGTTACTAAGAGACAAAGTTCGTCTTGAAAGTGTCGTAGGTAAAAATGCTTTCTTTGACCAAGTAGGAGCAGTAACAGCTCAGAAAAGAACAAGTAGGCATGGCGATACTCCACAAATTGATACCCCTCACGCTAGACGTAGAGTATCTCTTGTGGATTATGAATTCGCTGACCTAATTGACGATCAAGATAAAGTAAGACTCTTAATCGATCCAACTTCATCTTACGCTCAAGCTGCAGCTTATGCTATGGGTAGAGCAATGGATGATGAAATAATCAGTGCTGCGATAGGAACTGCTTTCACAGGTGAAACAGGATCTACAAGTACGGCTAATGCAAATCAAATCGTTCATGGATCTACTGGTTTAACAATTGCTAAATTAAGAACTGCAAAACAGACTCTTGATTTAAATAGTGTTGATCCTTCAATTCCAAGATTTATTATTGTAGGACCGAAACAAATCACTGATTTATTAGGGACAACTGAAGTAACAAGTTCAGATTTTAACACTGTCAAAGCATTGGCAAATGGTGAAATCAACTCGTTTCTTGGTTTTAATTTTATTGTATCAAACAGACTATCACTATCTAGTACGACTAGATCTTGTATCGCTTATGCACAAGATGGTATCGCACTTGCTGTAGGCAAAGACGTTACTGCTAGAATAGACGAGAGAGCTGACAAAGGTTATGCTACTCAAGTTTATTACTGTGCATCTTTCGGAGCAACAAGAATGGAAGAAGACAAAGTAGTGGAAGTTCAATGTACAGAATCGTAATAGGAGGATAGAAATATGGGAACTAAAAATACTGATTTAGTAGCAAATTTCGAAGCTACTCCACAGATTCCAAATAATGCTGCAGAATTACATGGTGTACTTCGTGTAGCTCAAGGAACTGTTGAACTTGCCGCTGGTGACAGTGATAATAACGATATTGTAATGTTAGCACCGATACCAAGTAATGCTTCTGT